ATGCTTATAGCTTATCTCCACCTAGGAGCTAGGCGTAATGAAGTTTTTACTCTTCATTGGACTGATATTGATTTTGCAGGTCAACAAGTTAGACTTTACACAAAGAAACGCAGAGACGGATCATTTGAATATGACTGGCTACCGATGACAGATGGCCTCAAGACCTTGCTGCTGGAATGGAAAAAGGATTCTTCCCAGGAGTGGGTATTTCCTGATCCAGAGACTGGGCAATCCTATCATTTCCGGCGTCGCTGGTTAATAGGGTTATGCAAGAGGGCAGAAGTGAAGCAATTCGGTCTTCATGGCATCCGTCATCTGTCCGCAAGCCTCCTCATGCAGGCCGATGTACCGTTGATCGATATTAAGGATATTCTTCGTCACAAGAGTGTATCGACCACCGAAAAATATATTCATCGGTTGAAACCTGTGAGGGCTTCCTTGAGGGTATTGGACGGGAGATCTACGGGTGACAAAAAGGAGAGTCCTTTAACCAGAGGTTCTGCACCTCTATATGGGTTGTGGCGGGATGATATGAAATAATGCGGGTTGGCCCAATAATCGGGCTTCGAGAAAAGGTTGAGGATTTGAAAACGGTGATTTTGCCGTTTCGTTTGATTTTGAACCTTTCCTGATAGTTTTCTTCACATGGTGCGCTATTCGCACGAGATTTAGAACCCCTCATTCGAGGGGTTTTTCTTTGCCGACACAGCCCTTTAATCCGAAACAAAGGTCCTGCAAAAGAAGATGACCTGGCCTATGATGTGCAGGTCCTTGAGGTCGGCCTCGAATGGATCGTATTCCTGGCGGTTGTCGGAAACGATCTGAATGCGGCCGCCTGGCCGGAAAGCCAGCCTCTTGACCATGATGGTCGAATCGAACCGCAGGGCATAAAGCATGCCCTCTTTCACCGACATGCGCCCTGTATCAATCATAACGGTGTCGCCGTCCTGAATGGTCGGGTGCATCGACCCTCCCTGCACTCTCATAAGCACCAGATTCTTGGCGCTTGACGCCACCCTATTCAGCCAGCTCTTCCTGAACGCGTAGTACCCTTCAACATCTTCAGAAAGCACGAAACAGCCGCCACCAGCCGATAACTGTGCCTCGGCCATTGGGATATAGTCGAACATCTCCGGATCCGGGCATTGCCATTGCGGAATGGCAATATGGCCTGCGGCGTCAATCACACAGGGCTGTGGTTCAATTGCCTGCTGGATTTCATTGCGGGAAGTCTGTTTTTTCACCTCCACGGACAATTCTGCCTGCATAGGCCCTACACCATTTGCGAGCCAGCCGATAGACACGTTTGCAGCCTCGGCAATTGACACAAGCCTAGTTCTGGAAGGTTCTGATTCGCCGAGAGCATAGGCGTTTATAGTCCTAGCAGAAATTCCCGTTTTCTGAGCAAGCGCAAGTTGACCGCCCGCTAATTCCGCAGCTTTTCGCACACGTTCAACGAAAGTATCTTCGGTCATCTCAGTTTAAACTTCCTCCGGAAAAACTATTAACTAACTGTTAACTCAAGCGGCCAGTTTAAACTTCCGCAATAATCGCGGGAAAACATAAGTTTATCGCGATAAATGCGAAAATTCGCAATCAAGACAAGTTTAAACCGCGATTTCCTGTTGACTCGGTCGCGATTTTCTTCTATACCACTCCTAAAGGTTCCCGCAGAAACGGGAATTGTTCTTCAAAAAGTACACGACTGACAAGAAAGGTTCAATGTCCGTTTCAAAATTAAACCAGACGGTGAAGGTGGAGAATGGCGGACGGTAGACGTTCATGCGGGACTTCGACAGGCAAAATATTTTCGATAAAGCCAGGTTATGAGTGAAATCCGGATGCCGGACATTGTGTGGCGATGGGGAAATGCCGCCACCGAGGGCAAAAAACCACTCCGAATCGAACTGTTTAAAGCAGAGCAGTGGCGACGGAACTGGAGCCCCTACCGGAAAACCATGCACCCGCATCCACCACTACGCAACCGGGAATACTGGCAGAAGTATTTCCGGTTGCGTGTTGATGGCCGATGGCATGGTCGCCAGGGCTACAAATTCGGCTTCTTCACCTTGGAGCAAGCCGTGAGAATCGCCGAGCGACTGCATGAGGAGCGAACCTGATGGTAACGCAACTTGGCCTCTTCAGCACCGCACCGACGCTCAACGTGCTCCGGGACCTGAAGACCGCCATGGCCAAGGCTGCCGATGCGACCGGACTCTCGCGGGATGAACTCTGCGCCCGGGTCAACCAACTCGCAGACCGCTACGGCGTCCGGCTGGTGAAGGGAAACGGACCGAACCTGACCATGGCCACCTTCGAGAAGTGGCTGAACCCGGAGGACAAGGAACGGGTCATCCCTATCAAGGCGCTGCCGGTTTTCTGCGCGGCCACCGACAGCATCGAGCCGATGCAGGTCCTGGTGGCGCCACTTGGCTGGCGAGTGATTGACGACAAATAAGCCAAGCTGCTGCGACTGGCCGAACTGGACCAGGAGGTCAAGCAGAAGCAGGCGATGATGAAGAAATTGAAGGCGACACTCTAGGGAGCAGGCATGGAACTGATCATCGAAGACAAACCCTTGACCCCGGTGGAACAAACCCGCCTCTCGGCACTGGAATCGATCATCCGGGAAAACTTTCTGGCCTATGTGGCGGTGGGCAATGCCCTCATGGAGATCCGCGAGAAACGCTTGTACCGGACCAGCGATGGCCGGACCTGGGAAGGCTACTGCCGGGAGATCTGGGACATGGGCTACAAATACGCCGATCGTCTTGTGGCCGCCTCCAAGGTGATCGAGAACCTGACGCCCATTGGCGCAAAAGAGGACGGCAGCATCGATTGGGAACGCATGCCGGCCAACGAGTCCCAGGCAAGAGAACTCTCCCGACTGGAACCGGAAGAACAGAAACAGGTCTGGCAACAACTGATCGAGACCAAACAGCCCTCAACACCCGAAGAGGCCCCTTTCAAGGTCACAGCCAAAACGGTGAAGAACGCGGTCAAGTCCTTCAAGGGGGAACAGCTCTCCGACAGCATCAGACAGGCCGGCGAACAAGCCAAGCCCCGAACCCATGCCAAAACCAGCCGTCAATCCGCCGAGTTCACTCAAGCCTGGGAGGGATTTCTCAAACAGGTCGAGATCGAGCACAACAGCGGCTGGAAATACACCTCCAGGGAAACCCTCTTCGCCACCCTGAACAACCTGGCCCGGAGAGTGGGCGAATGCGGCGAACAGAACATCCGCGAGCAGAAAATCCTCTGGCGGTCCAACAATCTGGAGAAACTCCTCGCGTCTGGTTTCGGGATATTCAGGCTCATGGACAAAATCCGGATCGAGCAGATGGAAACCGCCGGGACCTGGCTGGTGTACGGTGAATACGAAACCGAGGCCCAAGCCGAGGAAGTTTTCCGTGACCTCTTGCTCGAACCCTCCAACCTGCAGGCATAGAGACGATGAAACGGGATAGCGTCGAAATCCGGGTATGGCTACAGCGACAAGGCATCCGGCTGGTAACCATCCAGAAAGAACTGGGGTTCAAGGACAACAAGACGGTGTGGGCCACCATCGAGGGACGCGAAAACAACCGCCGAGTGTTGACTTGGTTCTTGGAAATGGGGTGCCCGGAACGGTTTCTTGCCATTCCCGAGGATATGAGGAAGGCCGCATGAAAGACTGGTTCAGAACCTCCGAACTGACTGGCCTGCCGGGCATGCCCACCTCAATACCGGGCATCATCAAGAAGGCGCGGAAAGAACACTGGATGGCCCGGTATCGCCAAGGCCAGGGTGGCGGCAAGGAATACCACCTGACCTGCCTACCCGCAGAAACCCAGGCCGCCCTCCATTTCCAGTATGCACCCACGCCTTCCAAGGACAAGGAACTGGTCATCCGGGAACAGACCGACCAGAGGCTCACCAGCCTGAAGGGGTGGCAGCGGGAGATCTTCGAAGCACGCGTCACCCTGTACCGGGAGTTCGAACAACTGCAAAAGCTGCACGGTACCAACCGGGCCGTGGACACTATGGTGGAGATGGCCAAACAAGAGAGGCTGCCGGAACAACTGATGCAATGCGTGGTCCTGGCCAATGCCCGCAAGGGCGAGGCCCGCACCCTCTCCCGCTCCCTGATCCTGAGCTGGCAACGGGCGGTGCGGCGCTACGGCTTCGCGGCCTTGGCGCCCAAACCAATGGAGAAACCAACCTTCCCCGAGTGGGCCGGCTTCTTCATCCAGTGCTATCAGCGCCCCTCCAACCCTACCATTCCTGAGGCCATGGAACAGATGGCCAAGATCCTGCCCGAGGGCACGGCCATGCCCTCCTACCACCAGGTGCTGCGCTTCCATAACAAGCGCTCCCGGTTGGAACGGGAAAAAGGCCGCAAGACCGGCGCCGCCTACCAGGCCCTGAAAGGCTACTGGCAGCGCGATACCAGCGGCTACCGGCCGATGACCATCGGCTGCTGCGACGGTCACAGTTACAAGGCCAAGGTGGCGCATCCGGTGCACGGCCGGCCGTTCCATCCCGAAGTATGCGCTATCATCGACGTCGCCACCAAGGTGGTGGCCGGCTGGTCGGCAGGTCTCGCGGAATCCGCCCTGACCGTGGCCGGGGCGATTCGTGACGCAGCCATGGTGAGCGAACATAAACCCTACGGCGGCATCTTCGACATCGTCTACACCGATGGCGGCTCCGGCAACATGGCAGGCGTCAACACCGACGATAAAACCGGCCTGTTTGCCCGGATCGGCACCACTTTCACTACCGGTCGGCCGGGTAATCCCCAGGGCCACGGCGTGATCGAACGACCCAACCGGACGATGTGGATCAGGAGCGCCAAGGAACTGGCCACCTTTACCGGCCGGGAAATGGATAAGAGCACCAAGCGCAACCTCTACATGGTGATGCAGCGGGACTTCGAGAAGAAAGGCGGCAGCGAGCACCTGATCAGTTGGCCGCAGTTCCTCGACTTCTGCCAGGAGACGGTCGACACCTACAACCGCAGGCCCCACAGCAGCCTGCCCAAGATCAACGACCCGGAAACCGGCCGCAAGCGACACATGTCACCCCTGGAATGCTGGGCCTGGCATGTGGCCGATGGCTGGAATCCCAAGGAACACCAGCTCACCGAGGCCGAGATCGAGATCCTGTGGCTGCCAAGGGAAGAACGGAAGGTGGTCCGCTCCATGGTGCAGCTCGGCAACAACCACTACTACAACGCCGACCTGGCCCATATCGAGGGCGAGGCGGTGCAGGTGGCCTACTTCCCCAACGACGCCTCCAAGGTGCAGATCTGGGATCAACAGGGACGCCTGGTCTGTTACGCCTGGTTCGAGAAGAACCGGATCGACTACTTCCCCAAATCCATGGTGGAGCAGGCGCAGGAACGGCGCACCAAGCGGCGGGCCGAGATCAAGCAGCAACAGCTTGACCTGATCCACGAGGAAGGCCGGGGCGTCATCGATCTCATCCCGGCGCCGCAACTCCGTCCCAAGGGCGAGTTGCTCACTTTCCCGGTCAAGAGCGAGGAGCGGCCAGAACTGACAGCGGCCAGGGCCAGGCTGGCGGTGGAGATGAATGCACCGGAGACCTTCACCATCCCCCACAACGATCGCGACATGTACCGGTTGTGGCGAGAGCTGGACGGCAGGTTACGGGATGGCGAGGTACTGGAGGAACGGGCCATGCGCTTCTACGAAAGCTTCCGAAACTCCGCAACCTTCCGGACATTCACCGAGGTGGAGGAGCAGCTGGGCAGGCGGCAGGGGTGAACAGGAGAGTCTATGTATCGAAACAAAATGGAAACTCGCCGCCAAACGGCCAGTAATCATACACAGGAGCACTGTTGTACGATGCCAGAACAGAGAACATCATTTCGCGTTGTTCCTGCTGATTTTCAATCAGAAATTCATTGTGGTGAAGAGCGTAGAATTGCATCTCGGTTCGCTGACGCCAAAGCTCAAAGAAGACACAGGCATGCTGAAGCAATAATGGCTCAATATCGTGCTGATTTTGAAGCAGGGATCTGCGCTCGGAGGGAGTTAGCGAGTCATATCTACAAATCGCTTCCCGTGCACTTTCGAACCAGTACATCCAGTCTGCCAAGGTTTTGGTACGCAATGCATCACGGAGTCGCTCGACTTGCCCTGGCGCAAGTTCATCGATCAGCTCGTCGGCTCGGTCTGAAACAAATCGAGGATAGTGAGGGTTTTGTTCGGGATCACTGCGGTTGGTATGCGGCATTCTCGGCGTTGTCGCGGTGGATTTGCACTGCTCTGTCGAGGAGAAAGAACATGGGCCGTGTTGGCGCACGGCCCTAAAAAAACGCTTCCGATGTCTCAAAAGGAAACCACAAGGAGAGTAACGCCAATGAAGGAAAAAGGCAAGAAAACGGATTTCACCGCGTACACGGTAGCGCCGCTGGCAAATGTCAGCCTGTGCGCCAGCGCGGTGGAGCGAGCCATGCAGCGGCCCGGCCACCTACCGGGCATGGTGTGCATGTACGGGCCGGCGGGCTGGGGCAAGTCCAAGGCGGCGACCTATGTCAGCCTGAAGCATCGGGGCTATTACATCCAGTGCCAGGAGACCTGGAATGGCCGGGCCATCCTCCACTACATCCTGCAAACCATGGGCATCCCACCTAAACAGCGGGTGTGGGAGATGGCGGAACAGGCGTGTGAGCAGCTGGCCAAGAGCGGCCGACCATTGATTGTCGACGAGCTGGACAAGCTGGTGGAGAAGAAGAGCGTGGAGCTGATCCGGGACCTGTTCGAAGGCTCGGGTGCGGTAATCCTACTGATCGGCGAACAGGGCGTCTACGACAAGCTCAAACGCTGGGAACGGTTCCACCGGCGGGTGCTGGAATGGGTGCAGGCCGTTCCCGTGGATATCGAGGATGCTGCCCATTTGCGGCGGCTGTATCACCCCGAGGTGGAGATCGCCCAGGACCTCCTGGAGCGGATCACCGAGGTGAGCGACGGTTCCGCCGGCCGGGTCTGCCTCAACCTGGCGCAGGTGGCCGGGTTTGCCGCCGATGTCGGCATGGAGTCGGTCTGCCTCAAGGATTGGGGCTCCCGCGAGTTCCTGGTGGGCGGATCCAGGGGGAGGCGATATGGCGCTTAAACCGATGGACAAGCGTAACGGGTTCGACTCCCGCCAGGCGCTCTGGGCAGCGATTCGGCGGATGCAGACCTTCACGCTGCGCACACTACGCGAGGAAACGGTGCTGAGGCTGGATTCCGTCAGGGAGTACGTGGTGGGTCTGGAAAAGGCAGGCTTCATCGAACGCACCCACGAGTCGAAGCGGCCGGGCGATCCGGTTGTCTGGGAACTTAGAAAAGACGTCGGCGTCGAGGCCCCGCGCGTGCGCAAGGACGGCACGCAGGTCACCATGGGCGATGGCTGCAAGAACATGTGGGAGGCCATGCGGATCCTTCGCATCTTTACGGCCCGCGAACTGGCCGTGGCCGCGAGCCTACCGGAATGCCTGGTCAAAGAACAAACCGCCATCGACTACACCTACCACCTGTGCAGGGCTGGGTACCTGAAGAAAAGCGGCAATGGTTACATCTTCCTACCCGCAGCCTACACTGGCCCGCTGGCGCCGCAAATCCAGCGGACCAAGCGGGTCTGGGATCCGAACCAGCAAAAGGTGCGGTGGCGCAGCGATGAGGAGGCCGGCAATGACGAACGATGACCGGCTCGAACTGCTGCGCGAGGCTGTGGCGGAGTTGGGCAGCCAGGCCAAGGTGGCCAGGTTGCTCGGTTACAGCACGGCCACGGTCTCCCAGGTGTTGGCGGGTTTGTATAAAGGGGCGTTGGACGCCTTTTTAACCAGGGTTGAAGAGGTGTTTGGCAAGACCGAGGTTTTTTGTCCGGTCATGGGAGCAATCGCTTATCCGGTCTGTGTCGAGGAACGAAGAAGGCCGTTCACCACGGCCAATCCCCACCGGGTACGGATGTTCCAGGCATGCCGAGCCTGTCCGAACAACAGCGATCCAAAGGAAGAGGAATAAAAGGAGGCGATGCCATGCTGAAGCACATCTGGCTGCCCGAAGGGTTGTACCGGTGGATTCCAAGGATGGCCTTCGGGTCGGGAGTTGCCGGAATGGTATTGATCGGGCCGAGCGTGTTCTGGACACCGGTCTCGATCCTGATCATGGGATATGGTGCCTGTGTCCTGCTGACGCGGGCCATCACCTAATTACACAGGAAAAGCCGGGGAATGTTGGCGCATCCCCCGGCCAGGAGAGTGGAGCGAAGGAGAATCAACCAGGCTCCTGTTCCAAAATACACCTTGGAGCAGCGGGCCGCAATCGGAAGGAGAACGTGACAATGGAAACGCAACAGTTGCAGATGCTTGAACAGTTGACGGAAATCGGCATGGCAATCGATGGCTTGAAGGCCAACATTCAAAGGGTCGCCCGCCAGGATCAGGGCATGGGAGACAAGTTGACTCGGCTCTGGTGCATCACCCAGGCATTACAGCGTCACCTGGCGTGCCCCGAGGTAGTGCAGGGATACCGGGACGATGCTGTGGCCCAGGTGCAGCGGATCGTCGACCTGTTCAATGAATGCGGAGGCTGTCCGGATAGCCGCCAGTTGGTCAGCATCGGCTATGCCTGCGAATTGGGCCGGGATAAGATCAGCACCTATGTAAACCTGGACCGCATGACCATCCGTAAGGATATGTGCGCAAACGTGGAGGAGGCATGAGCGGCAAGATCAAGGGCAAAACTACCGCACGTATCGTTGTGCCACAGAGCCGGGAGGAAGCCGAGTATTGGATCAGGCAGATCGGCGAGCACCGGCGCGAAGTGGTGCGCATCGAGACGGCGATGAACGACAAAATCGCCGGGATCAAGGCGGAGCACGAGGAAACGGCCCGACCCTACCGCGAGGATATCGAGGCGCTGTTGACCGGGTTGCAGGCGTGGGCCATTGCGCACCGCGACGATTTGACCAGTGGCGGAAAACGCCAGTCGGCAGAGTTGGCCACCGGGGTCATCTCGTGGCGGGCCTTGCCCCCACGGGTCACGATCAGAAAGGTGGAGTCGGTGATCGATGCGCTGAAGAAACTCGGGTTGAAACGATTCCTGCGGATCCGCGAAGAGGTGAACAAGGAAGCGATGCTGGACGAACCCGATGCCGCCAGGTTGGTGCCAGGAGTGACGATCGGCAGCGCTGGGGAGAATTTCAATGTCGAACCGTTTGAAACAGAACTCGAGGCGGCAAAGGTGTGAGAAGATGGAGGTCAAAGCACACACCTGGCTCTGTGCTGCTTGTGGCCGCGCCATCGAGCAGGATAGCCTCTGTCCGGAGTGTGAAATGAAAATCAGCAAGGCGCAGGTTGTTTGGCCGGGGCCAAAGCGACCGCAATGACGTGCGAAATCCCGGCTTGACCGGGATCATCCGGCGGTGGCGCTCCGGATCTGATGAGCAGCCAGGGAGAACATGAAAAATGCCCGTAAACGGAAAATGCCCGCGATGTGCATTCAAGGCGCCAGTGACTTGCTTTGCGGATGCAGCGGAACATGGAGCACTCTTGCAGGCTTTTTCGGATTTGCCTCGCGAAGTGCAAAAGCAGTTTCTCAAATATCTGTCCCTGTTCAGGCCCGCCTCGGGATGCGCCATTCAGCCGACCAAGGCGGAACGGTTGACCAGGGACCTGGCCGACCTGGTTGCCAAGGGCTATATTTCAGAGAAGGGCAAGGTAGATCGAACCTGCTCCCCGGTTTCCTGGGCGATGGGTATGGAGCGGATGCAGGAGTTGGCCGGAACTCTGGACCTACCGATGAAGAACCACAACTATCTGCGATCCATCGTTTACAAGATAGCCAACCAGGTGGACGGTCACAAGGAACAACAACAGCGGCAACAGGAGATCGACGGTACCCATCGGGTGTCCCGTCAGCCCTCGGAAGAAGGCATGAGCGAGATCATGCGCAAATTTCTTGCACAGCATGGAGAGCAACATGACGCCGAGTAACAGTGCACTGGCCAGGATTCATATTGCCAAGAAGGAACTGGGCCTGAGTGAGGAAACCTACCGGGACATGCTGGGATTCAATTTCGGAGTGGGATCGGCCAGGGAATTGACCGAGCAGCAGGCTCGAGAGCTGATCAATCTGTTCAAGGCCAAGGGCTGGGAGCCGAAACCTTATACCGGTGCTCGGCAACGGAAGGCCGGTAGCCAGTTCATTGAGATCAAACCCGGCCCGGCCGCCAAGCAGCAGCGCAAGGTGTTGGCCCTGTGGCACGAGCTGGGTTACGCCATGCCCAAGCTCCATGCCAGGGTCAATAAGCAGTTTGGGGTCGACCGGTTCGAGTGGCTGGAGGATCATGACGCCCTGCATATTCTGATAACCGATCTGGAGCATCGGTTGAAGATACGAGGAACAAGCAACCAGTGAACTGGCAGGATGAATCGTTCGAATTGCCGCCGGATGCCTGGCCACGACTGGAGGATTTGAACGGCGACATGCGCCGAGTGGCGGAGTTGATCGGCGTGGGGAATGCCCTCAAGCTGGCCCAGCGATTTGATGGCATCTCCCTGCGGATCTATGGCTGGAAGAGCTGGCGGCGGAGTTGGCGGGATCAGTGTATCCGGCGTGACTACGACACCGGCCGGTATTCCGGAACGGACCTAGCCCGGAAGTATGGCCTGCAGGAGCGGCAGATTTGGAATATTTTAGGGAAGATGGATGGGCGGCAGTTGAGGTTGTTTTGAAAAATTTATTGCGACAATGAGGATGAAGGATTGATTGGTTTCTGCTAAAGTGTGCCCATGAGCACGACAGGTATATCATGGGCCGTAAGGCCTGAAAATTTTGACATTTTGAATGTATCTTTCGAATCGTGGACGCAAAACCGGGAAGTGTTAGCGCTCGGTACTAATGCCGGTGCCGAGAAGCTACCGTTTCAAACTTGGCACCACTTCAAAGAAGCCTTTACTCCGGAGCTAGTCGCCAAGGCAGCCAAGGGATCAAAGCGGGATCTATTGCGTTGCGCTGACCCCTTTGGGGGGTCCGGAACGACGGCCTTAACCTGCCAATTCCTTGGCATAGAGCCAGTTACAATCGAGGTCAATCCCTATCTGGCCGACCTCATCGAGGCAAAGCTCTGCTCATACAATAGCGATGAACTGGCTCAAAGTTTGGGCCGAATTGTTCGAGCAGTACATGCTGCCAAATCCTCCTTACAGCGGTTTGCCACGCTTCCGCCGACTTTTGTAGAATCCAACAAGACGAATCGGTGGATATTCAACAAACCAATTGCATACAAAATAGCAGCTTACCTGGATGCAATTGACTCCCTGTCTAACCCTTGTCACCGTCGCTTCTTCCGAATTCAACTTGGCGGCATGCTTGTTTACGTTAGCAACACCGTCGTAAACGGAAAGGGACGGCGTTACCGCCACAATTGGGATTTACGGTTAGTTTCTCCCGATGAGTTCGATTCCCTATTCTGCGAACGCTCTCAAAAAGCGATTGTCGAAGCTCACTCATATCGATTCCGGAAAGAACAGAAGTACGAATTGATTCGTGGTGATTGTCGGACGAAAACCTCTATAATTGGACCAATTGATGGGGCTATTTTTTCACCCCCATACCCTAATTCGTTCGACTATACCGACGTATACAACATTGAACTGTGGATATTGGGCTATTTGTCCTGCTTGCCGGACAATCGAGTATTACGTGAGTCAACGCTCTGCTCCCACGTACAGGTCAAGCGTGAATACCCTCCTCCTCCGACGGGATCCTATCGATTGACCCAGGTGGTCAAGGAACTGGAAGAGTTACGTGGCAAACTTTGGAGTCCATGGATTCCAGAAATGATAGGCGGATATTTTCACGATATGAAACTGGTCCTTGAAGGGCTCTATACGCAACTGGAACCAGAGGGAGAAACGTGGGCAGTAGTCGGCGACAGTCAATATGCTGGCATTCTGGTGCCGACAGCAGATATTCTCAAAGAGCTAGCTCCTGCCATAGGTTACAATGTCGTCAACATCGAATCCTTCCGCTCGATGAGGGCGTCTGCCCAGCAGGGCGGCCAAAAGGCGTTGGACGAAACACTGATTGTCCTAAGGAAGCGCTGAAAATCCGGGTTGAGAGCGTGCGATGGCTTGCTCGCTTGCTATGCCTCCTTGTTTAAGTGGTTTTCAGCGAGCCTGTCTCTTGCGGCTTCCGTTGTTGAGAACAATGGCCAAGCCCAAAACTCGACCTCAAAATCAGTCGCGATTTGGCATCCGCGTCCAGAGTGCTTATGCAGATTCGGATTTGGCCGCATGTCATAGCAACATAGAGCTGAAATTCGTGCGCCACATTCCTGGCGATATGCGAAAGCCTGTTTCACTCCTTTTAATACTGCAGTCTGGTTGGTGATATCGGCAACCTTTGCTCCGGTGGATGTGAACCCCCTGATAACTTTTAACTCTAACACAGCGTGATTAATGACCTTCGACGAATCCTGCTTATCCTGCTCAACAAGAACTAGGTCATAACGCCCATAGACCCCTGTCCCTTCTCGTTTAGCTCGCACATTCCCTAGTGCGGTTCCGAGCCCAATTTCGAGTATGCTTTGAACAGCATACTCAGCCCTTTCTGTCGGATAACATTTCGGTTTATTCGACCATAGTTTGCCAGAGAGCGCCGACGCAGTTGGCGTTTTCATGTGTCGCTCGTGAATCCTGTCCAGGATTATTTTAAGAGTCGCTTCATTTAAGTGTGCTCCACCGAGGGGTATATCCTCGCATTCCTCTGGGAAATCAACTCCCTTGGGAAAGAAGCGTAGGATTTCCTCGTTAGCCGTTCCATCGAAATAGATTGCTGGTCTGCTTCCTGATTTCAAGGTATCCGATACGAAAGTAAATAGAGCATCGGCGTCGCTGCATTCTGGTATCGCAACACCATTGGCAGAGTTCATGGCCTGCGCACCGAACCAAATCTTACCAGAGACGACGACACCACCAAGACTAAAGGCTGGCTCACGCTTTGGCTTTACTACACCTTCAGGCACAGTGCCTAAGACATACAAAGAAGGCGCTGAGCAAAGCTCATCTTTATCTCTCGCGTGACATGTTGAAATGATCTTTGCGACACTGTGAACAAAACGCACGTTATCTGGCAAAGGCTGATAGTACTGGCTTCCGGAATAGCATTTTACCGTAGCGGTCAAATCGTCATTTCCCCAAAGACCCAGTTTAGCGGCATCCATGGTTTACCCGATAGGCAATATGGTTCACGTACATATCGATGACTTCCGCAGAAGTCAGCCTGTTTTCACCAAGTTCACGAATCCGGTCAACGACGTGCGAGGTGGCCGTATCCTCTGTTTTTTTCCACTCACCAAGGTCAATAACTTGTCCTGTATCAACAGCGGGATCTCCGTAAGTAGCATCCTCATTCATCGATGTTGGGACCTGTTCATCAGATAATATGGAAAATGATTGAACGACCTCACGGAGAAAGTCCATGTCAATTTCTTCACCGGGAAGCTCACGCAGTGCGGACAAGATTGGCTCAACGCGTCCAACTTCCAAACTGAATTTTGGTAACAAGACAGGCTCTCCATCATCATTTCGGCCAACATCCATTTCGTCGACTCGGATGAGCCCCATCCCGATAAGACGATCTACATCCTGCTGGAGCGTGGGATAGTATGGAGAGGTCAATTGCTTCAACACCTTTCCGTTCAACAACTTGACCTGCCAGACGGGCGCGAATACTTCGGAAAGATATGCAATGACATGCAACGAGTTAGTCGTGACAGGGGTTAATCCGACCCAACGGCAAGCATCCAGTATTGATAGTATCCTCAACCATCGTCGGTGCTGATCAACGGGTTCCAGCCGACTGGGAGTATGGACACTATTCACGGAGACCTCCAGAAGTCATAATCTTCTCGAACTCAGCCTCGTATTCTGACCGATTTTCACGTAAAGCAGCAGTGGGAACAGCAAGTTGCATAAGGTTCACAAGACGTTGATCCTGTTCCTCGACAGGGATGCCGCCCTTAATCATTTCTGGTAGTAACTGTCCATCGATCAAATTTGATGCGATTATGAGACGGTTGTTAGAATTAGGTTTTCCAAAACGGCAAAGTACATTCGCTGCCCTCTTCACAAAGAAGGCATCAAGCGAAGATTCCGGTGCGTCGATTACCAGCGAACCACCATTGCCTTGACCAGCAACTTGAATTAAAGCCATACGAAAGGCTAAATCGATAAATTCCCGCTGACTCTCTGATACTGACTGTGGCCCTGTTCGAGATATCCGCGTAGTAAAGTCGGAGCCGCTCATCTCAAGATCAAATGCAGGGAAAATAGCTTTAGAGATCCCTGTTTGCCCTACTGCCTTACTCACCGGGGACCATTTCAACTGAGCATCTTCAGCGAGAAATCCGCCAGCATACGTAGCAAAGGTGTCTTTTATTGCGCCGGAGTGTTTGAGTATTTGGATATTGGCTTTTTCAATTAGCTCCTTAAATGAGTTGGCGAGGCTGGACAACTCAGCCCTGTCCGCAGCCAAAGTCTCACCCAAGGCAGAAAGCTCAGACTTGGCTTGGGCATTTTTACCATGATCCTTTGGCAAAGCTTTTTCGATCCGACTGATCTGCTTTGCTCGTTCTGCAAGCGCTGCTCGCGTATCAATAAGACGGGTGGCAACGGCGTCATATTGATTTGAAACGTCTTTTAATTCGTCTTTTAATCCAGAAACGCGAGCCCTATCTGCTTCTAGCTTCTCGTGCAAGGATTGTACTTTCTGTTTAGAAAAAGAGACAATGTTTCCAGTGGATGTAGAGGGGTCAAGATTACTCCCACATACAATACATTTGAGATTTGTCACTTGCGAAGCGAGGTTCTCTGCCGCAGCTTTAGCCTCGTTACCACAAACGGCACAATGGTTTTGTGCGATGAGCAATGAATAGAGATACTGAGCTGTCTGCATTTCGGAGGGGAAGTAGCTCTTGAGTAACGTCAGTTTCTCAAATTCCAGGGAGCGAGCTCGTTTGTCGGCTTCTAACTCTGCCGCCAACAGGCTTTTCCGAAGTACATGTCGCTTGTCGTCCAAAACATCGGCTTCGCCAACAAGCATAGCATATGCCATGTCATCCTCTTCTTGCAGTCTTGTCAAGGAAGCTAACTCGGCACGTAACGACGCTTCATCGCCTTGCGCTCTATCAATAGCCGTAATTTTCCTCTTCAGTCGGTTTAGCGACGCTGTATCGTTACGATATTGACTGTCAAGACTCAGTATTTTTCTCTCCCGCAGATACCAAGTCTCGGCTTCCTGAGGAGAGAGAAACATCATTCTAAAGAGGTGGCGTTGTGCAGATGCATCCCAAACCAATTCCCTCCGGTCTTCGAAATAGAAAACCATGTGCCGCAGCAACAGCAACCAATCGCCAAAGCTATGCACACCGGAAAGTGTCGGGAGCAGTCGTTGGTATTCCACCTCGTCCTTGACTACTTTGGAATTGTCGCAACTGAGAGAGACAAGGCTCAAATCTTTAAGATTACGATGAATTGTCAGGTTATTCTTTCCAATCGAGAGTTGCAAGATCGCGACTGCATTGGTTGCCAAATCCTGCACTCGATATGCGAACAATGCTTTTTCCTGGGCGTTCAATGGTTTGATGTCCAAAGAAGCGCCTCCTAACTCAACAGCTTCCAGCGTTACCCGTGGCAAATCGTACGCTCCGGAGAGCATACGGTAGAGAATTGTGATTAGGGTGGTTTTTCCTAGCCCATTAGCCCCCAGGATTAGTGTCAGACCTGATTTGAAATGGATATTGACGCCTGGTTTCTCGCTAGTTCCAGGATATAATCCGTAGCCTCTTACCTCCAACTGTTCAAAAACAGGAAAATTGATCATCTCCTAATTCCTTCACGAATAGAAAATTGAAAAGCTCGACAGCAGGACCAGCATGCACTACGAATTTTCGGGGTCATGTATTGAATTGTCACCATTTTGCATTTCAACATCTGGCCACAGGATGGGTCGCCCAGCACGTAGGTTGGAGTGAGGAGCGAATCCTAACTTCAGAGCCCTTCAGTAATTCAATAAAGTCTGCCAGACAACATACGTGAGGTGCTTGGTGATCTCTTCTCTCAACTCGTCAACATCCAGTGCTTTATCATTGCTTATGATCCACCAGGCCAACTGCTTGGGGATCGCAAAATCGGCATATCGTTTTCCGTCAGGGGAGCAACCGGTAACATAGGGCTCAGTGGCATACAACTCGGTGTCCTTGATCTTCCACCCTTCCGGCAGTTTGGTTATAGGCCGGAGCTTTCGATTTGTTTCCCGATATTTTTGGCCAAGAAATCTAGGATATGGAATGTCAGATGCTTGTCTATCATCCAGAACGGCCATACAAAGCGTCACGCACTCATTGCAGATGGCGAGTTGCTCTCCGCCGGAAAACATGAGTTCAACGTCTTTGGGCAGCTTGCCGCAGAAACTGCAAGCAACATTCTCTTCAGATTCTTCCTTGCCGCTCATCGTTGCCTTTTTCTTTGTGAAAAAATGAACAGATCCGTTTTGATGTACCACCCACACAAAACCTTGACAAGTTTCAAAACACATTAAAATTCCATAGGTAATTTTACCTATGGCTATTCCAAAAACACTCTCTCCCTGCAATCCTACCTCTGTAATACCACAGCCTTATCCCACCCCACCATTCCCTCTATAGTTCCCTCATCAACCGTTGCCTGGTTGACCATGCACTCTCCTTTTCTCTGAGACAGGGGCGGGTCTCCTGACCCGCCCCTTCTCGAGGTTGAGAGCTTTAATCCAGACAATAGGCAACAGCTTTGACGCCAATTGGCGTCAAACGCTCGCACCAGTTTTTCTGACAACGAGGGAACCATGAGCTTTTCCCGAGCATTCGCCACCACCATGCAGCACGAGGGCGGCTATGCCAATGATCCGAACGATCCCGGCGGCGCGACTTATATGGGCATCGCTCGCAACAAGCACCCCGAGTGGCCTGGTTGGCCGATCATTGACGAGTGCCTCCAACATGGTGAACCGCTGTCCATGGCGACCGGCCTGGCCGACCTGGTGCGCTCCTTTTACCAAAAGGAGTTCTGGCAATCGCTGCAATGCCACCTGATTGACCCAGTGAGCGAGGCAGTGGCCGAGGAGCTATTCGAGGCGTCGGTCAACTGTGGTCCAGGCAATGGCATCAAGTTCCTGCAACGGGCACTCAATGCCCTCAACTCCCGCGAGCGACTCTTTCCAGACGTTATGGTGGACGGCGCCATGGGAAGTAAGACCCTGCATGCCACCTTGACCTGTCTGACCCACAGGCCACCGCGCATCCTGGTGAAGTGCCAGAATGGCGAACAGTACATCCATTACAAGAACTGGAGCCGCCATGAGGACTTCCCCGGCGTGTTCGAACGAACCTGATCCCCGGATATCCGGGCGATCATGCGGCCTGACTATACGGTCGCATCTAATCCGGGAACGGAAACCCTATCGAGGAGCAAGACAGTCATGATGGGCGGATGGAAGACATGGGCTGCGGCAGGCGGGCTCTGCCTGCTGGGCCTGGCCATGATCGGCATGGGCCTGGTGGCAACGGAGTTGAAGGAAGTGCTGTTCGGCCTGGGATTGCAGGCCATCCTCTTCGGCTTTGGCCTGGTCGGCCTGGGGCACAAGGTGGAGAAGAACGCGGCCGCCAGCCTGGCCCGCCTGATCGTGGGAACTCCGGAGAGCAAGGAGCCGCAACCCTGATGGATGAGGTCGACTATGCCCAGGAACGCCAGGAACTGGAGCTTCGGCGGTTGCTCTCGGCCCGCGTCTATGCCCTGCCCAAGGGAGAATCTGCCAGAAAATGCCTGGAATGCGGTGAACCGATCCCCGAAGACCGACGGCAGGCCATGCCAGGCTGTCGGTTCTGCTTGAGTTGCCAGGAAACCCTGGAGCGCCGACAGGGGGGGATGCCATGAGCCTCACCCTCTCCTGGCAGGCGGTGGGCATCATGGTCACCCTGCTCCTCGCGTGGACCGGTTTTCTGGTTGGCATCATCAAGTGGCTGGTGACCAAGGCCGTGGCCAACATCGAAGAGCGGGTAAAGGGTGCCACGGACACGGCCAACGCTGCCGTTACCGGCCTGCAGCAGCACCGCGAGGAGTACCTGAGTTTTCTGGGCCGACTGCCGATCGACTACTACCGCCGGGAAGACATGATCCGGTTTGAAACCCTGACCCACGCCAAGCTCGATGCACTGGCGACCGACATCAGACAACTGGAGTGCCGAAAATGCCAACACAAGGCCCAATGATCGATCCAGACAAGGCCCGCCGGGAGAACCTGCGCTGGTACATCCTGCTGACCCTCAATTCCGCGAGACCCCTGGGTACTTCCGAGGCCGTCATCCTCTCCACTATCCAGGGGATCGTGCCGGACTGCACCATCCGCGAGCTTCGCAACGAACTAGACTACCTGGAGCACCGCGAACTGGTGACCATCAAGGGCAAGCAGGGACCCAGCTGGCACGGGGACCTGACCCGGATCGGGATCGACCTGGTCGAGTACACCGTGGACTGCGAACCCGGCATCGCCCGGCCGGAGAAGTACTGGTAAGCCATGCCGCCGAAGAACAAGGTCTATACCCTGCCGGAACCGATCCGGGCCTGGCTGGATGAGACCCTGGCAGCCAACGGCGGCCAGCAGTTCGCTGCCCTGGAAGCGCAACTGAAGGCCAAGGGGTTTGCGATCAGCGACTCGGCCCTGCAGCGCTACCACGCCGGCGACCTGGCACCACGACTGCAGGCGCTCAAGCTGGCCACGGAGAGCGCGCGAACGGTCGCCGCCGCCATGGGCGAGAACGACGGCACCATGCTCGAGGCCCTGACCGGACTCTGCCAGGAGCGACTGTTCACGCTCCTGATGGAGGTGGATACCACCAATATCGACGGATCGATCCTGGCCAAGCTGGCCCGAGCGATCGGCGACCTGGCCCGTGCCTCCATCAACGTCAAGAAGCATGTGGCCGAGGCTCGGACTAAGGCTTTGGAAGAGGCGGCGGCAGCCGTGACCGAACCGGCAAAACGGGGCGGCCTTTCTGACGAGGCAGCCGATGCGATCCGTCGCCAGATCCTGGGGTTGAATAAATAATGGCGGACTTCACAACCAAAGAGGATCGAACCAAGCGAACCCCCATGGCCCTGCTGCCCTACCAGCAGCGATGGCTGGAGGATGGGAGCGAGGTCAAGATCATCGAGAAGTCCCGGCGCATCGGCATCTCCTGGGCGGAAGCCGCCGATGATGCCCTACTGGCCGCGAGCCAAAACGGCATGGACGTCTGGTACATCGGTTACAACAAGGACATGGCCCAGGAGTTCATCGAGGACTGCGGCGACTGGTTGAAGCACTTCAACAAGGCGGCTTCAGCGGTTGAGGAGTTCGTCCTCCAGGATGAGGACAAGGATATCCTCGCCTTCCGCATCCGCTGTGCTTCGGGATTCAAGATTGTGGCCCTCTCCAGCCGGCCCTCCAACCTGCGCGGTAAGCAGGGCAAGGTGGTGCTCGATGAGGCGGCCTTTCACGACAACCTGGCCGAGTTGATCAAGGCAGCCATGGCCCTCCTCATGTGGGGCGGCCGGGTGGTGATCATCTCCACCCACGACGGCGACACCAACCCATTCAACGAGGTGATCAACGAGGTCCGGGCCGGCAAGAAACCCTACAGCCTGCACCGAGTGACCATCGACGATGCCTTGGCGGAAGGGCTGTACGAGCGTATCTGCCTGCGCCTGGGCAAGCCCTGGTCGCAAGAGGCGGAGGAGCAGTGGCGGGAAAAACTGATCGCCCAATACGGCAGCGGTGCGGACGAAGAGTTGTTCTGCATCCCAAGCCAGGGCAGCGGCACCTACCTGCCCACGGTGATCATCGAGCGGTGCATGCGCGAGGATATCCCGATCCTGCGCTGGGCCTGCAAGGACGAGTTCGCCCTGCAGCCGGATCATATCAGGCAGGCGGAAGCACAGGCATGGTGCGATGAGACGCTTGCGCCGCAGCTGTCTCGATTGGATCAGGGGCGGCGACACTATTTCGGCGAGGACTTTGCGCGAACGGGCGACCTGACGGTGTTCTCCCCCTTGGCGGAACTGCAGGACCTGCGCTACCGGCAGCCGTTTGTGGTCGAGCTGGCCAACGTGCCGTTCACGGAGCAGGAGCTGATCATGTGCTACATCATCAAGCGGCTGCCCCGATTCACCTTCGGCAAGTTCGACGCGCGCGGTAACGGCCAGTATCTGGCCGAGCGGGCCATGCAGCACTTCGGGACGGGTCGGATCGAGCAGGTGATGCTCTCGGATGCCTGGTACCGCGAAGAGATGCCCCGCTTCAAACAGTTCTTCGAGGACGGATCGATCGAGGTCGCCAAAGATGCCGACCACATGGACGACTACCGGGCAATCAAGATGATCAAGGGCGTGGCCAAGCTGCCGGAGACCAAGACCAAGGGCAAAGACGGCAAGCAGCGACATGGGGATGCGGCCATTGCCGTGGCCATGGCGGTCTCGGCAACCCGAATGGAGGTAGGCGACATGGAGATCCATTCCGCCATGCCACGCGAAAGTAACGCCATGTTTGAGGGATACTGATGGCTTCCGGATTATGGGTCAGCCCAACCAGGTACCTTGATTTCGGGGAACAGAAGCTGCGCGGCCTCACCCGCGAAGTGGCAAGTCGAACCCTTGCATGGGACTTCAGCGCCCTGATCGGCCTGCTGCCTGATCCGGATCCGATCCTGCGCAAGCGTGGCGACGGCGCCGAGATCCTCGAGGAGTTGACCGCCGACGGCAAGGTATTGACCGCCATCCAGACCCGCAAACTGGGTTCGCTCAAACGTGAGTACGAGTTCACAGCCGGCACACAGGACGGCCAGACCGACGCCCGTGCCGAGCAACTGTGCAAGGATTTACTTGCCGACCTGGAAGATGTGGGCATGCAGGACCTGCTATCCGGCCTGCTGGATGCACCCTATTACGGCATGACCCCAGCAGAACTGTTCTGGGAGCCGAGGGACGGATCGATCCGACTGACCAGGATCCGGGTCCTGCCCAACCGCTGGTTCGGGTTTGATCAGGAGAACAACCCGCGCTTCCGCTCGATAGCCAACCAGACCGAAGGCGATGAGATTCCCTGGGGCAAGATGGTATTCGCCCGCCACTTCCCCACCTACGACAATCCCTTCGGGCTGCGGCTGCTCTCGCGTTGCCTGTGGCCGGTGGCCTTCAAGAAGGGCGGCACCAAATTCTGGGTCACCTTCTGCGAGAAGTACGGCATGCCCTTCCTGGTGGGCAAATATCGCCAAGGGGCCAGCGATGCCGAGCAAAAGACCCTGCTCAGCGCCCTGGCGAAGATGGTGCAGGACGCAGTGGCCGTCATCCCCGAAGGCAATGTGATCGAGTTCCTCGACAAGAACGGATCGTCCGGATCAAGCGGCTCCACGGACACCTTCGATCGTCTGCGCAACGCCATGGATGCCGAGATCAGCCAGGTGCTGATGGGCCAGACCCTGACCGCACAGGTGGGCGATACCGGTAGTTATGCCGCCAGCAAGACCCACGAAGATGTGCTGGAGGATTACCGCGAAGCGGACCAGCGATTGGTCAAGGGCGTGATGGACGAGATCGGGCGGATCTACCGCGACATCAACGCCCCGGAGGTACCGGCGCCGGTATTCTCCTGGTTTGAGAGCGAGGATCCGCAGACCGATTTTGCCGACCGCGACAAGACGCTGACCGATTCGGGGCTGAAAATAAAGAAAGCCTACTACGTGCGGCGGTACGGGTTTCAGGAGGATGAGATCGAGGTCGCGGAATCAACCGCCTCGGCAGAAGACGACCGAAGAAAAGTCGGTCAGGAGTTCGCCGAACCTGAAAACGCAGCTTCGGTCGAAGAGGTCCTCTTGGCCTGGGCCAAGGAACAAACCGCAGGACCTGCCGCGACCATGATCGATGCCGCCGAGGCATTACTCGGCCAGGTGGAGAGTCTGGAGGAGTTCCGCGACCGGTTGATCGAGCTTTTTGCCGCCAGTGAGCCGGAGCGGCTGGGAACAATCATGGCCAGGATGGAGCTGCTGGGCAATCTTGCCGGCCGGCTGGAGGCGAGCGGCGAATGACCGGGGCGGAATTCGCCAAGGTGTTCAGCCTGCCGTTTGAGGAAGCATCCTCCTGGTTCCGGGACAAGCTCAACATCCCGACCACCAAATGGGACGAGTTGGCCGGTGAGGCGCACGGCAAGGGTTTTATGAGTGCCGGCGCCTACCAGGCCGATCTGCTCACCGATCTGCGGCAGATGGTGGACAAAGCGATTGCTGGGGAGACCGATATCCGGGAGTTCCGCAAACAGTTCCGCCCCCTGGTGGAGCGGTACGGCTGGCAGTTGCAGGGCGGCGGCCCGGCTTGGCGGAGCGATCTGATCTTTCGGACCAACATCAGCACCGCCTACCAGGCCGGCCGCTGGCAGCAGATGGATGTGGCTGAGGTCAGGTACCTCAAATACATGCACAACGACGGCGTGCGGAACCCCCGTCCGAACCACCTGGCCATGGACGGTCTGATCCTGCCCCGGACCGATCCATTCTGGCAGATCAACTATCCGCCGAACGGCTTTGGCTGCCATTGCCGGGCAGTAGCAGCGACTGAAAAGGAATATCAGGCTGCGAATCCTACGAGCAAGCAGCGCCCGGAGAACTGGCAGGATCTGCCCGACAAGGGCTGGGATTACAACGTCGGCGCCGCCGGGAAGCAACACCTCGCCGATGCCATGCTGGAGAAGATGGCCAGGATGCCTGCCGATATCGCGGCGGCTTGGAGAGATCTGATCGTCCGTATGGGTTTGGAAGCGTGGCTGGTGGGATAAAAAAAACTCGTTAACCGGGGATCTCTCATAGGAGCCCAGTTAACGAGGAGCATCGTTTACAGGAGCAAATCCGTTGACCCAGGTGAGACTCCTGCCCGCCTGGACCCCATGGAATACAAGTTAAACCATGAAGGTGGGTGCCAATGACCTCGTCTGTCATTGGTGGACCGATCAACGAATTTGGCGTTTTGGGAGAATCCGTTGACTCGAATGGGAGGAGAGGGAACCCATTCATCTTCACAACCAACTAGAGCTGTTGAAGTTGGAAGCCTCAAACCAGTCAACGAACTCTTTGACTTAAATATAAGAACGGAGAGCCTGTCCGGCAATGGAGCTGCAGTTCAAAACCAATGACCGTGAAGTAGTTGCACTCTTGAATCGGCTCTTGCGGCGGGCTTCCGACCTGACCCCCACGATGCAGGCAATCGGCCTTTTTTACGAGCGGCGAGTGGTCGAGAACTTCCAGAACCTGTCCGCCCCGGACGGTACGCCCTGGCAGCCGCTCTCCGAGGCAACCCTGCACCTGGGCCTGGCCAAGCACAAGGGCTGGAAGAAGAACGGGTATCTCTCGGCCAAGGGCAAGCGGTACCTGACCGGGAAGCGCATCCTGCGGGAGAGCGGCGACCTGGAGGGATCGGTTCATAGTCAGGCGACCAAGGACAGCGTCACCATCGGCACCGGCGGCCATATTCCCTATGCGGCCATCCAGCAACTGGGCGGCAAGGCCGGACGAGGGCGCAAGGTGACCATCCCGGCCAGACCCTATCTGGCCCTAAACCGGGGCACTGAGATGGAACTGGCGGACGAGGACCGGCAGATGGTGCTCGACCTGCTCCGGGAGCAGTTGCTTGACCAGTGAAGCCGAGGCCGTCAAACGGCGCCTGTTTTTCAAACCGGACGCCCCGGCCAACGAGTCGGGCAGCGGCCGGTCAATCAAATACAGGCAATTTTAAACGGGTTTTAAACGGGGTTTCGTCAAGGAGGGAGTCGTGACTGGATGGATGGAGATTTTCAAGGTCGGGAAGCATGTCTCGGCAAACGGAATCGAGCGGGCATGGACCGTGGACGATCTGCGGCAGATGGCCGAGGCGTATGACCCGAAAACGCATGAAGCGCCGATCGTCGTGGGCCACCCCCATGACAACACGCCCGCCTTCGGCTGGATAAAAGAACTGAAGGTCGAGGGGGAAAAACTGCTGGCGATGCCCGGACAGGTGGCGCCGGAGTTTGCGGAGTTGGTCAAGGCCGGCCGCTTCAAGAAACGGTCGATCTCCCTCTACCCGGACGGCACCTTGCGACATGTAGGATTTTTGGGAGCGCAGCCACCGGCGGTGAAGGGGTTGAAGGATATCGAGTTCGCCGGATCTGCGGCGGAGACCTATGAATATGCGGACACGGAGGACGCAGACATGACTGAACTGGAACGATTGCAGCAGCAACTGGCCGAGGAGCGAAACAAGCGGGAACTGGCCGAAGCGAAGGCCGCCCAAAACGAGGAGGCGAAAAAGCAGGCGGAGACCAGCTTCGCCGAGCTGGAGCAGCAAACCAAGAAACAAGCGATCGATGGCTTCATCGATCAGGGCATCAAGGAGGGCAAAATCTTGCCGGCATGGAAGGAACAGGGCCTGGCTGCATTCATGGGCACCCTCGATGCCCGGACCGAGACCTACGAGTTCAGCGAGGGCAAAAAAGAGGCGCCGCTTGCCTGGTTCAAACGGTTCATCAGCTCCTTTGCCGAACACCCGCTGTTCAAACAGATGGCCAAGCCTGAAGAAACAAAAACGGACGATTTTGCCGAGGACGAGACCCTGGGCAAGGAGATTGCCGCCAAAGTCAACCCGGCCAAGGCATAACCTGGGCCACCACTACAGGAGCAGACAATGGTTACAGAAGCAACCCTCTCCATGGATGCCTATGTGGCGTCCGACACTTTCGGCCCGGTCCTGATCCCGGCGACCATCGCCGCCGGCGCCAACCTGGTCAAGGGCACCATCCTTGGCCGCATCACCGCCAGCGGTAAACTCAAGGCTGCGGCGGCAGCTTCCAGTGACGGCTCACAGACCCCGGTGGCGGTGCTGATGGAAGACGCGGCTGCAGCCGGCGCCGATGCCGTGGCTATCGTCGGTTTTGCCGGCGTCTATGTAGAAGCCAGCATGACCGGCCTGACTGCGGCCTACAAACTCGCCCTGGAAGCCAAGGGCCTCTATTTCGTGTAACGGCCCTCGCGGCAAGGAGCAAGAACAATGGCTGGAGAATTTAGCCCCAGAGCGTTGACCACGGCGGTCAACCTGATGAAGCCGGCACCCACCAGGGTGCTCGACGTGGTGTTCCCCACAAAAAAACGCCAGCTGAGCGACACCTTCAGCTGGGATGTGAAGGCCGGATCGGAGGGACTCCTCCCCAATATCCGCGTGGCCGCCGAGGCCACCATCCGTGGCGGTATCGGCCGCAAGACCCTGACCTGCAAAGCACCCCGTTATGCGGAGAAGGAATTTATTTCCGCCGCTGACCTGAACGATATGCGCAAGTTCGGCGATGCCGCCTACCCGGAACTGCTCAAGGAGCGGATCGCCGAGGAGCAGTACGATATGCGGCAGACGGTCGACCTCACCCGCGAATTTCAGGCGGTGAAGGCCCTCTCCGGGCAGGTGGTGGACAAGGCCGGCAATGTGCTGGTGGATTACAACCTGCCGGCAGCCCATACGCCGACCCTCACCCTCACGGGGCTGTGGACTGATGAGGCTTCGGACCCGATCGGCAACATCCGGGCCTGGAAGAAGCTGATCACCCAGAACGGCGGACCGGTGACCGGCTTCGCCGCCTTCTGCGGATCGGAGGCCATGACCGCGCTGATCAACAACGAGAATGTCCGTGGGTTGCTCGGCTATCAGGCCGGTCAACAGATCGCCGAGACCGGCGGCATCTCCCGGCTAGCCGGGGTCTCCTCCATCGAGGAGTATTTCGGCTCCTACCTCGACAGCGCCGGAGTCCGGCACGACCTCATTCCCGAGGATGTGTTCGCCCTGGTCGGTCTCGGATCCCAGGTGGCGGCAGAGCTGTTCGCGCCGGTGGTGGATCTCGAAGCACCCGGCGGCGTGGGCAAGGGGCAGGCGGCTGACATTTTCTTCTCGAAGATGTGGGAGAGCAAGGACCCGAGCGGTCAGTGGCTCAAGGTTGAATCCCGGCCGTTGCCTGTGCTCTTTCAGCCACTCTGCGTGGTCTGGGCCGTGGTGGTCTGATCTGATCGGGCACGGGCTGCCGTGCCTATCACAGGAGGAAGCAAACAATGGACATACGAGTGAGAGTGTTACCCGGAACGCTGCTTTGCGATAACCGCACCACCTACGGGCCAGGCGAAGAGTTGAACATGCCCGAGGCCGAGGCGACCCGGCGCATCCGGCAAGGCAAGGTGGAGAGGGTCGGACAGGAACCGTCGCTTAATGGCCAACCTGGCAAGCTGAACGCCGGCGAGGTCATTGCCGCCGCCCAGGCTGCCACCACCATGGATGCCCTTGTCGAACTGAAAAACGGTGAAGACCGCAAAACCGTGCTGGCCGCCATTGAAGCCCGCGAGCAGGAGCTGAGCAGATAAATGCCTTACAGCACCCTGGAGGATTTTCTCGAGCAGCTGGCCGAGTCCGTGCTGATCGACCTGACGGATGAAACCATGGCCGGCGTGGTGGATCAGACCAGGATCGACTGGGCGATCGCCAAGGCGGACGCGGTGATTGATGCCCATTGCGCGGGGCGCTATGCGGTACCGTTCGATCCGGTGCCGGCTCTGGCCAGGTCATTCTCGGCGGATCTCGGCATCTACAACCTCTTTGCCCGCCGGCCGAACATCGGGGAGATTCCCGAGGCGATCAAGACCCAGCAGGCCCAAGCCCTGGCATACCTCAAACGGGTGCAATCCGGAGAGGCCGGGATGGGTGCGGATGCGGCGACACCGCCGGCAACCTCCGCATCGGTGGATATGCTGGTGTCGAGCAATGACCGTCTGTTTCCGGCAAGCCTCCTGGAGCGGATGTGATGCTGACCATAATCGGAGAGGCCATTAGGGCCAGGCTGGAGGGACTTTCCCTGTTCAAGGTCGTGGAGAAAGGGTTCAGCAAGCGGGTGCTGCAGGCGCCTCCCTCTGCGGTGTTTTTCCTGGTGCTGGACGAAATGGAGACAGACTCCCCTGCGGCGCTCAGGAAATTGACCTGGGAAGTGGCGATACTGAGTAGCTATCTTGACCCTGTCAAAGGCCAGGCCGACATGGAGAAGATGATCGATGCGGTGCGGGATGCGTTTACCGACTGGGAGGCGACTCCGGTCGGGAGTCTACGGGCGAGTGTGCCCCGCATCCGTTACGAGGGCGTCGAGGATACCTTGCTGATCTATACGGCTCGGATAGCCTTGGGCGTCTTCCCTACAAACTTTGCATAACGAGGACCGAATGAAAGAGTATCCCGTACGACGCACCATCCACCACGACGGCAAGGAGTATCCTCCAGGTTCGACCGTGGAACTGGCAGAGGAAAACGCCAAGTATCTGCTCCGCAGGGGCGATATCGGTAAACCATTAGAGCAGTCCACCGAAACAGGCGGGACTGAAGGCAGCGAGGAGGCATGATGGGCGCACCGTTTTCATTTATGGGCATAGCCGATGTTTTAATGGATATCCTGACCGACGAAGGGGTATCGACCGGCCTAGAACTCAAAGGGAACTGCCCCACCCTTACCATCAAGGGCGATTCCGAGCGGATCGAGCAGGAGGGGACGGGCCTCACTAATTTCGCCCAAGTCATTGCATCGGCCACCTTCCCCAAGCCGATGTCAATGTCGTCAATCTTCAACCAAATGGACGAAGCGTTGTTTGCAGCGGCGTTCTTCGGCACCAACAGTGCGTTCACCCAAAGCTCGGGAACGCTAACGGATGTGCCGATCGTGACCATCGCCGACAAGTGGGTGGAGATCGGGTCCCACATGCTCAGTTCAATAGTGGTGAAGGAGACTTCCGGAGGCACGACCTTTGCCGCCGATAACTACGAAATCAATCCTCGGCTCGGATTGATCAAGGCCAAGTCGACCGGAACGATTCCATCCGGGGCAACAGTCTACGTTTCCGGCAGCAAGGCGGCGATCAACGGCACCCAGATGGTGGCCATGACCCATGCCGACGTTCGCGCCCGGATCCTGGTCGACGGGCAAAACAAGGCGGACGGACGCCGCTTCATCCTGGATATTTACCAGGCACGGTTTGCCCCATCGGGTGAGTTCGGCTTTCAAGCGGGCGACAAGAAGTTCATGGAGGCCAAGTTTGACGCCACCCTGGAGACGCCATCTGGGAAAACCGAACCGTTCAAGCTGATCTGGTTGAGCTGAGGTTGACCATGGAAAAAACAATCGTTGTTGCGGGAAAAGACATTGTCGTCAAAGAGCTGAACGCTCCCCAAATTGCCGATTTGTTGGATGAGAACAAGGCGACAAGGGAAAAGGTTTCGCTGGCTGAGTTGCTGATGGATTCGGTTATTCCGTTGGAAGCGGTGGTCATGAGTACCGGACTGGCTGCGGAGTGGTTTGACGGGGAAATCTTACCCAGCGATATGAAACGGATATGGGATGCGGTCGAGGAGGTGAACGATTTTTTGTCAAGGATGCTGGCTCGGTTGCACCATGTTGCGGGTTTGATCGGAAAGAAAGAGCCAGAGACATCAGAAAAACCGTCTGCAAGCTCGCCAGACTCGGCCACGTGAACGCGCCCACCTATGGATGGACGCTCTATCAAGCTGCGATCGAGGAGATCAACGAGTCAGCGAATAAATGAGCACGGTGGCAATCAGGGCACAGGAGGCTGCCGTGCTCGCTATCCATCCGCTTCTCCCAAACAGCAGACCGGATGCTGAGATAAACAGGCATCCGACAGGAATCATCAAGGTCAAGGCAGCAAGCAGGGTAAAGGCGTCCGGGTGCACGGCAAGCATGCAGATGCCGACGATTACAAGGACGATATGCCTCTGTTGAAGGGGCATTGAAGGGTTATTGAAGAACATGGGATCTCCTTCGGAACTGTCAATCAAGATAGGCGTTGAAACGGCAACGGTCAAGACGAACCTCGACCAGTTACAGACCGATTTCCGTACAGCTTCTGCCGGGATCTCCAAGGCGCTGGGTTCCATCAAGGGCTTTGTTGACCTTAAAAAACAAACTGAGGAAACGGCAAGAGCCTACCAAGAGGCCCAAAAGAAAGTAGCCGACCTGGCAAAGGCGACCAAAGACGGGACCGGCGGCTCGGCGCTAGCCAAGGAGTTTGACAAAGCCAAGGCTGCTGCCGGAAAGCTGAAGGAAACGCTTTCCGGGCAACAGCAAGAGCTGCAGAGAATGCGGTCGGTCATGGCCGCTGCTGGCGTATCGACTTCGGGACTTGCCGGGCAGCAAGCCGCATTGCGATCGCAACTCGACGCAACCAGACAAAAATACCAGGATCTGGCCAAGGTTGCACAGGCGCGGGACACCTTCAAACTCACCCCTCATGCCGATATCAGCGCTGAAATAGCCAAGGCAAAACAATCCTACGCCATCCTGGCCGCTTCGGGAAAACTCTCGATGGCAGAATTGGCCCAAGCCAAGGTCGCACTCCGGGGGCGCATCGAGGAGCTGACTCAACGCACCAACGGCTGGAGGGAGGCGTTAGGCGGAGTTAAGACGGGGATGGTCGAGATCGCAGCCGCTGCAGCGCCCACGGTGCTGGCGATCGGCCAGGCGATCAAATTCGAAAGCTCGATGGCTGGCGTCAAGAAGGTGATCGATGCCACTCCTGCCGGATTTCAGGCGCTGCGCAAGGAGATTGTCGCCTTGACCAGGGAAATCCCGATGAACGTCAACGAACTGGCGCAGATCGCAGCTGCCGGTGGTCAGTTGGGCATTGCCACCGAGGATATAGGCGCGTTCGTCAAGGTGACCGCAAAGATGGCGACGGCCTTCGACATGTCAGCTCAGGAGGCTGGGGACTCCATCGGCAAAATCAAGAACGTCTACCAATTGGCGGTGACCGAGGTTGAGGGGTTGGGCGATACCATCAACCGGTTGGGCAATACGTCGGCAGCACGTGAGCGAGACATCGTTGATGTGATGTTGCGGGTCGGAGGTACATCCAAACAGTTTGGACTGGCAAAGGAATCGACGGCAGCGCTCGCCGCCGCCATGCTTAGCCTCGGGAAAGCTCCAGAAGTCGCATCCACTGCGATCAACTCCATGCTCAACCGGATGCAGACGGCCACCATGCAGAGCAAGGATTTTATGTGGGCGCTAGACAAGATCGGCATGAGCGCGGAAGACATGGCGGCGCAAGTGGCAGCAGATCCTCAAAAGGCTCTCGATACATTGCTCGACACCTTGGGCAGGCTCAAGGGGCAGGAGCGGGCAGAGGTCCTGACTGGATTATTTGGTCGTGAGTTTCAGGACGATATCGCCGTATTGGTCGGCAGTCTCGGAACCTATCGTGAGGCGCTCGGGCAAGTTGCCGACCGGTCGCAGTATGCCGGATCGATGAACAAGGAGTTTGAGGAAAGGACCAAGACGACTGAGCACCAGATTCAATTGATGAAGAATGAAGTGACCGAATCTGCGGTGGCATTGGGGACGGCATATCTTCCAGCGATAAAAACCATCTTGGCACCCATTAGAGAGCTGATCCGGCTCTTTGCCGACGCGGCGACCGCAGCGCCAAGGGTGACGGCTGCGATCGTCGCCATCGGTACGGGAGCGCTGGTGTTTAGCCAGGTCTCGAAACTGGCTCTAATCGCTAAGCTGGCCATTGCAGGAATTGGGACGCAAGCTGCGGCTACGACTCCAGCGGTGATCACCTTGACGACATGGTGTCGCAGCCTCGGGGCAGCATTGGTATTCCTGGCGGCATATAAGTTTGGGGAATGGCTGACGATGCGGTCTGCAATCAAAGGCACGGCAGAAGCCCAAGCGGAATTGGCTGAGAACACACGCAGGGTGAACGAACGCTTCGTCGAAATATCGGAATCGACAGGTGTGACCGTCACCTCTATGAAGGAACTCGACCAGGCCGTCAAGGAGGGCAAATTGCATTACGACGACCTCACAGGGACCTGGAAGGCGGGATCGAAGGAGCAGCAGGACGCCACCAAGCAGACCGGAACCGTCATGAAGCAGGCGACTGGCGAGGCCCTCAAGGAGATGCAAAAGCGGTACAAGGAATATGCCGATGAGATCAGGCGTATCCAGGCGGATATCGCGAACCGCGAGCGATCGCTGGCATCCGAACTGCGAGCTATGGCCCGCTCCGGCATGTCCGGCGTATCGGCATGGGAAGATCAGCGCAAAGAGGCGCAGGAATACGAGGCGGCGGCAAAGAAGGCGGCGGAGGAAGCCAAGGCGGCGATGGCCGCAGGCGATACGATCACCGCCGGAGAGAAGTGGAAAGAAGCCGTGGGCTATGCCGACGAGGCGAAACAGGCGTATAAGGCGCTCAACACCGAGGTGAAGAACGGCGACACCGTCGTGGTTAGCCAGCAGGAAGCGCTGAAGACGGCCATGGACGGCGTGAAGAGTTCGGGCGAGCTGGCGATCTCCATCCTCAAACAGCAGCAGGATGCCGCCAATGGCGCCATGAACGCACTGACCAAGGAGAGCGGCTTTGCCAATCTGGCCAAAGGGATGGACGAGGCGGAACAGAAGTGGCTGGAGAGCTGGCAGAACATGCGATCCAAGGCCGAGAAGGAATTGGTCGTGGTCGAGGAGCATATCGAGAAGATCGTGAACAAGGACCGGACCGTCTACATCAACGTCAAGACGGTCGAATCCAGGTCATCCGGCGGCCGGATCGGCGGGTACAGTCTCGGTGGCGCCATTCAGGCGCTCGCCAGCGGCGGCGGCGTCCGCAACATCCTGGGAGGCGGTCACCTGCCCGGATTCGGCGGCGGCGATACCGTGAACCTACTGGGAGAGGCCGGGGAATACATGATCAACAAATGGGCCTCGCTGAAGGCTGGATTGCCGGCTCTGGCCCATCTCAACAACGGTCGGATCGACCTGGCCATCATCGAACTCTCAAAACGCATCAAGGCCAACATAGGATACCGCTTGGGCGGACTCATCGATCGCATGCCGCAGATGCCGGTACAGCACCTTGCGACCGGCGGGCCGGTCGTGGCTGGAGCTGGCGGGGAGACCACCCTGTATTTCGATTTCGGGGCGGACGGCAGGGCCAAGGTGTCGGGTTCCGAGGTCGATGTGCACAAGATAAAACGGGCGTTGGCCCGGTTCGAACGGTTGCGGAGCTGAGATGGTTTCCCTGGGATCTGTCATCCTCTCCGATGAATTGCTCCTGACCGGACTGGATTCGTCCGTACCGGTTGTTGTCGATGCAAAGCGGACCCTCGGTGGCAGGCAGGTGGTGCGCACCGATCCTTCCCCAGGAGGACGGTCGCTTTCCTTGGATGGCAAGAATCATTTCACCTATGATCAGAAGGACGCGGTGCAGGAGCTGGCGGCATTGCGCCAGGCCGTTACCCTTGTTCATCATCGGGGCACGTTCACGGTGCTGATCGTCGGCGTCCAGCTGGATCCATCTCCCAAATTAAAGGACCCGCTGGGAACCAATTGGCTCTCCGGGTCGATCCTTTTACTCGAGGTTTAAATGGCCATCATCGACAGCGAACTCCATTTGTATCTGGGTGCGGTCAGCGAGAATCCCTCGGCGAACGGCGGCAGAATGACGACCACGCGGGTTGTGAGCGGGGTCGTCAACAATGCGCTGCCCAATATCGGCTATGCCGAACGGACCGAAGGCGGCAGGGTAAGGCGGAAAGCCTTCTTCAAAGTGGCGAACGATGCCGACCTGACCGCGCTCTCCCCCAGGATCTGGCTCGACAAGCCGACAGCCGGCGGCGAATACGTGTTCTTTTATCCGGCAACCCAAAGGAATGTCGAGGCCGACCTGACCGGGTCGGAGCGCAAGTATGGGGCGGCGTATCTGGCAAGCAATGCAAACGCCGGCAGCTCGACTCTCGTGGTCACCCTCGAAAACGCGGCGTTGGCGGGCATCTTCCAGGACGGCGACACCATCCGCATCACCGACAAGGTCAACGCCGGATCGGCGACCGGCAATGAAGAGTTCCGCACTATCGACGGTGCGCCCGTTGTGGATGGCTTGACCGTCACAATCACGCTCGAAAGCGCGTTATCCAACAGCTACGCAACGTCATCGGGATCCAGGGTCTCGACAGTGCACGAACCTGCCAGCGTGGCCTGTGCGGTCGACAACTGGGTCGAGACGCTGGGAGGCACGTACGATGAGACGACCTACCCGGTCCTGGGCGACAATATCGGCACCATCGAGCAGACCTGGACCCTGACCTTCACCAGCACGACGGCTTTCACGGTCAGCGGCGACACGGTTGGCGTGGTTGGCACCGGCAACGTCAGCACCGATTTTGCTCCCACCAACTCGGCATACGGAAAACCATTCTTTACGCTACGTGCAGCAGGATGGGCGGGCACCCAAGCGATCGGCAATACGCTGGTGTACCAGACGCACCCGGCCGCCGTGCCCCTGTTCGTCGATCGCGTCACCCCGGCGGGAACCGGCGAGATTGCAAGCTCCATTGCCTCCTTGGTGATGTTCTGTGAGTCGGCAGGCTAGTCTCGCCATCACGCTGGCCAAGCAGGAGGAATCCGAATCGATATCCGGCCTGCTCACCCTTGAACAAGAGGAGTGGAAGGCATACACCGGCCTGTTGACCAAGGCCAACATGGTGCGGCATATCGCCTTCAAACTCTTTGGCGGAAAATGGAATCCGCAGATCGACTGTGCGATCAGCGGCGAACGGGTGACCAGCACCATCTATGCCTACCCAGCCACACCGACCCTGCCGTATCGGGTGCTCGCCAGTTATGGCGAGTTGTCCGAAGGGCGAGTGCAAACTCCTGTGTTGACGGAGACCGTCCATTTCCGTTTGGAGACGGAGCAGGGATTGCGATATCCCGCCCATTCCCTGGTCAGCGCCAACTGGCTGACCGCCTACGATGCCGAGGGCAACCAGATCCCCGCGCCCGGCATCACGATCAAGGCCCGATCGGTCGGCACGGCCTTTCCAGTGTATGGGTCACTGCAGATCAAGTACCGCACCTTCCGCACCGCCCATACCTTGAGTATGGAGGCGCGGGACGATGCCCTGGAGCACTTCTGGTCGGCCTATATTCTAGGGCTGCCTCTCGGCGGCGAGCCGGTTTTGCTCAAGTTTGATCCGCCGCCGACAGCCGAAGAGTTGACGGCCATGGCGGCGGAGTGCGGCGGCCGGATCGGTCTCTCCCTGGAGTGGGAGGAACAGGATCCTGCCAATCGGGTGACTCCAGGGAAAAAGGAAGAAGTCTGGGACTACTGTGGTGGCAACTTTTTGAGGGAAAACTGATGGATGCTTCCCTGTTGATTGCCTTGAATGGTGCCGATTCCCCCGCATCCAATGAGTCGTGGATCAACCTCGAGCAGGAGGCGATCCCCACCAGCCAGAACAATGTCAGCACCAGCGACCTGAACCAAATGCTTGCCAGGGCGCTGTCAGGACTTAGCGCCCGCAGCTATCAACCCGATCGCTGTCCTTCGGTCTCCATCGATAGCGAGGGAACGGTCACGGTGACGTTGACACTCTATGTCTGGCCTTCGTCCCTGGGCCTGCCCTATACGCTGAAGGCGGCGGGTGCAGCCATTGGCGACCAATCGGCGGTGCGGCATCACCGGGAGATAGATGTAGCCGCCGAGGGTGAACGGGTCATCGGGTTACCGTGGATTACCGAACAGGCCGAGGTGGCATGGCAGATGGGCTGCTTCGACAGCCATTCTGAGTCGATCATTCCTCCAGAAATTAGCGTTGCGGGGGCGAATGTTGTGCTGACCAAGGGGTGCTATGGCGTCATGCGGCTGCGCGGCGTTGCCCTGGGGTATAGCTATCCGGTGGTGTGCTCGTTCGCCAAGGTGGAGCTCGATCCGGAGAGCGGCGAATATGCCTGGTCGGCCACCGGCGAGGTGACGATATCGGTCACCGCATCCTGGGTCGATGCTGCCGGCGAGTCGCGATCGGAGATCCTGGAGATGCAGCTGCCGGATTGCGCAAAGGATCTCCTAGAGCTGTGCCCGAACGATGTGCCCAAGGTGATCGGGCTGTTTGCTCCTGAGCAGTTCAAAAAGCGCCCACGACTCAGATACAGCGCCTGCACCGGCCAACCGATAGATGCCGACTATGTCGAAGAGTAGCCTCACCATCACCTTTGAGCCATCCACAGCCTGGGGCACGGGCAAGGACTGGCTGCGGCTGGAGCAGGTAAACCGCGACAGCGACATGGCGACCGTGGCCGATGCGGCTCGGGTCATCGACGCGACCTTCGGCATCGACACCTGCGAGGAGGGCCTTGGCAACGGAGGCGACGCCGTTGAGTACGACGAGGAGGGGCAGGTTGTGCCTCCGGTCGGCGAAGGGGAGTTCCTGGACATTGCCCAGGAGACCGTCCCGCTCAACGCCTGCCTCGCTATGGTCGATTACAGCTGGGTCGCCTATGTGGATGTGATCCGCAGCCGCAACGACATCCCGTACAAGCTGCAGATCGAGAACGGCTCATTCCTTGAAACCCAACTAATCGGCGGGGAGCGAACCGTCTCAATGATCCTGGACGGGGTCAGCGAGATGGATCTGCCCTATCCGCCGCTCGGACCCGTCACCGGCACGTGGGGCAACGTCACCTCCGTATCGGGGGCGCTCCCGGAGTGGCGGGTCGGGGGTGCGACGCTCTATCTCAGCGAGCCGGCCAGGGGCCAGCTGAACTTGACCTACGCCACCGCTTGGGATCGGGTGTCGATCAAGGTGCATGGGCCTGTTGCTGGGGTACAATCCGAGCCCCTCAAGACCGACATCATCAAGTCCGAAGTGGAGATCGACACGGAGGGCAACCCCCCAGTCTCAGATGATGGGCTGCAGAACGGTGAGGTCATCTGTTTCTGGAACCGGCTGGCCGAACCCCTGACCCTGGAGCCGCCGGAAACAGATACCACCGCCGATGGCGACGCCGATCTGTGCAGCCGCAACCGGCAAGGCGACACCGAGGAGGAAGAGCTGCCAACCACCTGCTACGAACTGGTAACCCATGAGGTGAAGTGCCAGTGTTCGGGCAAGGTGGTGTCCTCGGAAGAGGTCGAGGTCGCCGTCGATTGTCCCGAAGGTACTTTACCTGGAGCGCACCTGGTCGGCAGCAGGAGAGTGACGAGCGACTACATCGATTGCGACGAGGCGGGATGGGAGGTGTTGGGAGGGGTGCTCTACCGGATAAACGATCCCGCCTATTACGAAGAGGTGTGTTGCTTCCCGCCACCTTCAGGGCGATCTCTGCCGCCCTGCCCGGTCATCAAACGGGTCTGGAAGCCGGGAGCCGAGGTCAAGCCCAGCAAGGCATATTGGCAGGACAAGCTCGGCCCGGATGTCGAGTTCGTGGCAGTGGCTCCGCGCGAGGGCAACTGTGGGGAGCTGACCATCCGTTGGGAGGTGAACAACAACTGCTGCGCCTCCGCGCCTCCGGTCGAATGGGATTACACTAACTCTGCCGATGTGATGGCGGACAACAGCATGGGTGCCGTTTTCTGGATAGGCGGGTTGGGGCCGTTCGATGTGCAAATATCCGGCACCGGGTTCTGGCTGGACGCGGCGCACACCAAAAAGACGCTCACCACCAACAGCCCGTTTGTCCTGATCTATACGTCGGCTGCCTGCGGGGTTGGAGAGATCACGGTCCGCGACTACTGCCTGCAGGTGGCTTCAGGCGCGGTTCGCTCGGTCAATGGCCAGTGGGTGATAGTCGAGGATCTCGCAAATACCCATACCAGTTGCGCCTCTGTAAGCTATGGCAACTGGGGTTCGACCTGTTATTCCGAATCAATCCGTGGAGCCTATAAGGTGCAACGTGCGGATCTCCTGTGTTTGTCCACCTGCGGTGGGGTGCAAGAACCTGTTCGGTTGGCCTGTCCAGCTTTCGGTATAAGGACCGACCCGTGTCTGACAAATTATGGCGTTGCTACAATGGCTGAGGCTCGACCGATATTGGGCCATGATCCTGGGCCATGCGATCCGGAACCCGATTGCCGATCTGAGTTTATCACTGGGCAGATGTCCTATTGTAATCATGAGGTAATTTATCCAGGTGTAACGTGGAGGGTCTGGGCATGGCAGTGCTGATGTGGGACGCCTATAACTTGAAGGATCTGCAGACCTGCCTGCAAATCGTTCATGCGTGTCAAGTCGCCGAAATCGGCAGCCTCGATGCGATGCAACAGGAATTGCTCTCGGCCGTTCAAGGCAGGGTTGAAGCGATGGCGGCGAATAATAAGGCAGAGTCCTCCCCGCAACAGGGACCACCCCTCCGACTCTGCCCAGAATGCGGAAAACCAGGAGTCAAAACGTCGGTCATCGGCCGCGAGCAGCATGAGACCTGCCTGCTGTGCCGGTGGGGCCGGTATTTGGGGAGAGTCTGATGGCTCTGTATTGCACTGATCCCTATTGGGCCTCCGTTGTCCTGGCCATGTCGATGGATGGCGCATCGGGTTCGACGTCGTTCGTCGACCTGAAAGGCCATACCGTCACCCCTGCAGGCAACGTCCAACTCAGCACGGCGCAGAGCAAGTTCGGCGGGGCTTCGGCATATTTTGATGGGAGTACCGATTACCTGAGCTTAGCGAGTTCTGCCGATTTCGCACTGGGTACTGCTGATTTCACTTGCGAGTGTTGGGTTAGGATTTCGTCCGTATCCGGAACATTTAATATCCTGGATTTTCGGTCGACAGCTTCAGGCATTCCTTGGGTCTGGAATATCGTGTCCGGCAAGTTGGGGATGTATACCCCATCCGGAACGCTTGCCGCCGGGTCAACGACATTGAGTGTTGGTGTCTGGTATCACGTCGCGATCACCCGCCAGTCGAACATTTTTACGCTGTGGGTGAATGGTGTCGCCGATGGGTCTGCGACCAATTCATCTGACCTCGGCAGTTCGAGCAATCCGTTGACCATTGGTTGCACTCCTGGGGGGAGCGGAGGCGGTTCTTTCTACGGCTACATCGATGACCTACGGATCACTAAAGGAGTGGCAAGGGACACTGCCAATTTTACACTTCTGGACTCCTTGGCGAGTTTGTTCCGGTACGATGTCATTGCCCAGATCGATCTGCCGTATGCCATCGCCGGAGCCCTAGCCTGCAATCAGATCGACCTGCCGTACCGGGCCGCAACCACACTCAAAGCCCAGATCGACCTACCGTATGCCAGCCGATACCGGCCAAGGGCTCAGGTCGACCTGCCGTTTACCCACCGGCCGACCGCAAAAGCGCACGTACACCTGCCGTTCGGGTACATGGTCAGGGCGCTGGCCCAGGTCGACATGCGCTATTTGTTTGGATCCTCGCTGGTCCGTTCCCAGGTCGACATGCCGTTCGCCGTTGTCGATCGGGTAAGTGCCCGCTCACAGGTTGACCTGGTTGCTTGGGGGGATGCGGCGCCGCTCCTCATCGAGACGGAGGCAGAGTCCTTCGTTGTCGACGGGGTTGCCATTGATCCTCTATCGATTGAGTTTAAATGGAGCAGGTCGCAATACGCCATCACCGCCACTGTTGCCGTGGCGACTGAGGCCGAGTACGCCCATTGTGCCATCGGTGCCGATGCGGTGCTCACCCTGTACGGCGATGAGTATCGCCTCCGCATTGAAGATCGGCGACGGGATCGCAGGCATGGGCAATGGATATATACCATCTCCTGTATCAGCCCCGCTGCATGGCTCGATGCGCCCTTTGCGGAGACACGAACGGGCGACCAGCTCGGACTGGCCTCGGTGTGTGCGAAGCAGCTCGCCGGCGAGCTCTCGCTGGACTGGGCAACCGTCGACTGGACCCTTGTCCCAGGTGACCTCTCCGCCACCGATCAGACGCCGCTCGCCCTGATCCGACAACTGGCATCCGTTCCTGGAGGACTGATGCTCTCACTTCCCGACGGGTCCATGGTGATCGAACCCGCCTACCCGGTCCCGGTCAATAGGTACCATGAGGCAATGCCTTCGGCAGTAATCCGGGAGACCCTCGATGTCATCAGCTCCACCGACGATGACGATTACCGGCCAGGCTACAACAGATATCTCGTCGGCGATCAGGTTGCTGCGGCCACGGGGTCGCTGCGGATCGAGCCGGAGAGCGAGAGCGATATGGTCTATTTGCTCAGGGTATATCAAACCCCCTGGGCGGACGATTTTGACTTCACCCATACCGGGGGAGACTGGGTGCAATTGGCCGACCTCGGCATCGAGGAGAGTGAGCAGATCGAAGTGGTGGAGTTCATCGCCGGGGAGACGCAAACGGCAAAGCCTGTGTATGGCGTTTCGGTGACTAATTGGCTGCAGGTCGACCTCGGCGAGGTCACCGCAAGCGAAGACGGGCGCCTTATTTCCTCGGTCTCCGGAGAGAGCCTACTGTCGATCACTTATACAACCCGCTGCCGCCTGTTCAGGGCACGCAACAGTCAGGTGGAACAGGTGCAGTTCGTTGCCGAGGTGGCGTCATGAGTGCGACCGTTGTCGTTCAGTTCGGTAAAGGTGCCGATAGCAATGCTTTGGTGAAGATCGAGCTGGACGGGGCCGTCAATCTCGATGCATCGGGCACTGAAAAAACCACCTTCGAGCCTGGCGATCAGCCGGTCTTTCTTGTGCATCATGAACCATCCCTGGTGATCGCCGCCGTTTCCTGCTCCAGTGGCAGCATTCAAGACTTGGGGATGGTTGAGAGGGAACGGTCCCAGCGGATGCAGTGGCAGGAGTTGCAGAGTCAGGAGTTAGAGTATCTTCCGTCCGGTCGGCCGACTATCACCTGGTTCGGTAACGACGCCGGGTTGAGTGTTGTCGGCCGGACCTTGACCCCTTCCGGGGTTGTACCGGCAGTGTGTGATATCGCCATGGTCATTGCCGCACACCAGTACAGGCTCATCCCTCCCGATATCGTGCTGGCCGAAGAGGAAGACTATCCCATCTTGATTGTCGTGACCATGGAGGCGGCATGATCGTCGTTGTTCAACGCAGCCCAGGGGATAAACAGGGGCCGGATATCAATGATCCCTTGATCACCTCTGAACCTGTTGCAGTCGAGCGTGGTCGCAATGAGATCGACGCCAACTGTAGCTCGAGGCAGCTGGTCACGATGGAGATCGTTCCCCGCTCTGGGCTGAGGATCAATCGAATTATTGAAGTGCAGGCCCTGACGGGTGCTCCCTGGAGGGGGCTCTTGACCGATATTTCCATCACCATGGCGAGAGAGGAAGAGCGCGTCAACCGCGCCATGATTCTGACTATCGAGAAGGAGGTCGCGCCGTGACGATCACCGGCACAATCGCATCAATCATAATGCCAGGTGTCTATCAGGTGATCGACGGCAGCGGCCGCAAGTACAAGGCTTCTTCTGGGACCGCGTACCGCAATGGGGATCGGGTAACGGTGATGAACGGCATCATCGTTGGCGTGGTAGCCGGTAACATCCCCAGCTCGCCGACAGTGAAGATATACGAAGTATGATGTGAAACCCGAGGACGGGACTGGGGAGGGTTGCACCCCTCCCCGAACCATCCAACCGTGCGATAACACGGAAGGTGATCCGCAGGTTCTCCTGCTCTAGCCCCGATGCACGCTGAGGACAGCGCAAGGGGGGTAGTAGCATATTGCCTGCATTTCCACAAGGAGCCTTTCGTGGGAGCGCTGATACCCTATTTTGGCGGCAAGAGCCGCCTAGCCAAAACCATTCTTTCCAAATTCCCGGAGCACCAATGCTATGTCGAGGTGTTCGCCGGCGCCGCCAATGTCTTTTTTGCCAAGGAACCCAAGGGGACCGAGGTGATCAACGATCTGGACCGGGATCTGATCACCCTCTATCGGACGGTCAAGCATCACCCCGAGGAGCTGCATCGTCAGTTCAAGTATGTCCTGGTCTCGCGGGACGAGTTCGACCGGTTGATGCAGGTCAATCCCGATACCCTCACCGATATCCAGCGGGCCGCCCGGTACTTGTATCTGCAACGGATGTGCTTTGGCAACCGCAGTCGGGGCAGGACCTTCGGCACCTCAACCACCGGCACTCCCAGACTCAACTTGTTCACCCTGCAACGGTTGCTCGAGGAGGCGTGGATCCGGCTTGGTCATGTGATGATCGAGTGTCTCGACTTCCGCGATTTGATTCCCCGCTATGACCGGGAGTACACCCTGTTCTTCCTCGATCCGCCGTATTGGAAGATCAACTGCTATGAGCACAACTTCGTGGAGCGGGATTTTGTGGATCTGGCCGAGGTGCTCGCTGGCATCAAGGGGCGGTTCCTGATGACCATCAACGATACGCCCGAGGTCCGGGAGATATTTGCGCGGTTCAAAATCGAGGAGGTGGAGCTGAAATACTCGATGAGCCCGAAGGAAGGCAGCCGGGCGCAGATGAGAACAGAGTTGTTGATTCGGAATTAAAAAGTAAAATGTGTGGGTTGATTAGAACTAAAGGCATTTGCCAAGCTAAATGGAAAAGGAGCAATGCATGACCTCGTTGAAGTGCTCGCAGGGTAGCGTAACTAGCATCAGTATTGAGGAATTATTCAGCTTAGAGGAACTTCAGCGCATACAGGATCAATTTGCTTGGTCAACTGGCCTTGCATCTATCATAACCCGCCCCGATGGAACACCTATCACCGTACCGAGTAATTTTACCAGGATGTGTAAAGACATTATCCGTAGAACGAAGATAGGTGCTGCTAATTGTTGTAAATCCGATGCAATTTTTGGTGTGCCCAATCCAGATGGCCCGGTGGTTCACCAATGTTTGAGTTGCGGACTTTGGGATGCTGGTGCCGGTATTGTGGTCGGTGAACAACATATCGCTAACTGGCTGATCGGCCAGGTGCGTGACGAATCACAGACTGAAGAGAAAATGCGCGCTTATGCCAGAGAGATTGGAGTTGACGAAACTTCCATGATTGAAGCCTTTGATGAAGTTCCAGTTATGTCGCGAGAAAAATTCGAAAGAATGGCTCAGCTGTTGTTTACCTTCGCAAAACACCTATCTGAAAGTGCTTACCAGAATATGCAACAGGCCCGATTAATCTTAGATCTCAAGCGGAGTGAGAGAGCGCTTGCCGAAAGCGAATTTAAATACCGTGTTCTAGCTGATTCTGGTCAAGCTCTCATTTGGACCAGCGGCCCCGATAAATTGTGCGACTACTTCAACGAACCCTGGTTGCTATTTACTGGTAAAACGCTGGAACAGGAAATAGGCAACGGCTGGTTGGAAGGAGTGCATCCAGAAGATCTCGATCGCTGTTTGCGGGTCTATACCACCGCCTTTGATAAACGTGAAAAATTCAGTATTGAGTTCCGACTGCGACATAACAGTGGTGAATACCACTGGTTCCTAGTTGATGGAACACCTCGCTTCGATATTAATGGAAATTTTTTGGGTTATATCGGCCATTGCCTGGATATCACGGAACATAAGCGGGCTGACTTGGAATTATTTCATGCTAAAGAACTATATCACTCCCTAGTAGAGAACAGCCACAGCATAATTCATACGGTGAGTCTAGATGGTATTCTGAATTATGTATCTCCGAGTATCACCAGATTGCTCGGCTATGAACCATCTGAATTTATTGGAAAGCATTTCAGAGAGACATTACATCCAGAGGATGTTGCCGCCTGTGAAGCATTTCACAACGAGATGTTAAATACCGGACGGGCTCGAGAGGGGATCGAATATCGTATTTTTCATCGAGATGGATCCATTCATTGGTTTATGTCTAATTTTATGCCCTATTTGAATGACAAAAAAGAAATTATCTCGTTTGTCGGCAATGCCGTTGATATTACGGAACAGAAAAGGAACCAAGAAGAATTGGACATGGCCCGTAAGGTCGCTGAAGAATCCAGTAAAGTCAAATCTGAATTTTTGGCCCTAGTTAGCCACGAAATTCGCACCCCACTCAATGCGTTGGTGGGTTTTAGCTCTCTGGCACGTAAAACCACCGACCCTGTTATTTTACAACAATACTTAGATATTATTGATCAGTCTTCCGGGTCGTTAATGGATTTGGTTAACAATATCCTCGACATGTCAAAAATAGAAGCTGGGCAATTGAGCCTGGAATCAATTCCTTTTAATCTTATCGAAACAATTGATCGCATTGTTGGGCAATATGCCGCCCTGGCAGCAAAGAAAAAGATCGATGTTCAAGTGTACAAAGACAAGAATTTACCCAGTTGGACCTGTGGCGATCCCATACGGTTCCGTCAAATTTTGTCAAACTTGATTGCTAATGCCTTTAAATTCACCGAAGCAGGCAGCATTTCACTCACCGTCACATCTATCGCTGGTGGGCTTGGAATTAATAACAATTTGGTCCGACTTGAAGTGCATGATACCGGTATAGGCATTGCTGAAGATCAAATCCCTTTGCTTTTTCAACCTTTTCGTCAACTCGATTCAAGCACTAAGCGTAAATACGATGGTACTGGTTTGGGGCTGGCTATTGTGAAGCGGCTCGTAGAGTTGATGAAGGGGAGGATCGAGGTCGTCAGCGAAGAGGGCAAAGGGAGTTGTTTTGTTGTCGAATTACCCTTGCCTGATAGTTCTCAACCTCAAAACAAGAATATTCCACTCCTCGCTATTACTCCTCTCAATATCCTGATAATCGAAGATAATGCATTTAACCGGCGACTTCTTAGCGACACCCTTTCCACATGGGGCCATGAGGTTACACAGGCGGTAAGCGCTTTGCAGGCTTTGGAACTGGTGAATCAATGCAACTTTGATTTAATTATCCTCGATATCCGAATGCCTGATATGGATGGAATTGAGTGGGCCTCTCGATTTAGAGCACGAGAGAAGGAACTTAATTCCATCGCTGTACCCATCGTTGCGTATACTGCAGATACTGATGTGATTACCAGGGAGCAGTGTTTTGCTTCTGGCATTAATAGTGTTTTGTATAAACCGCTCGACCCTAAGAAATTGTCCTTAGCAATAAACGAGAACTGCAATCAGCCACTGCCGGTTTTCAACGAGGCACAGAAACTTGGGAAGTATTCAGCCTTTTCTTGA